CATCTAAAGCTTCGTTAAGTTGTGTTGCTAAAGCACCAGATGTTGTGCCGCTCCATTGTCCTGCACCCCAACCAGTTCCACCAACTGTAACATCAAGACCTGTGTTTATTTGATATGTACCAACAATACTACCACCACCATTACCAGTATCAGAACCATTTGCTGCAACAGAAGATGTAATTGTATAAGAGTTAGAGCTTATAATTGATACAATTTTATATTCTATGTTTAATATTGCTGCTGTTATTGTGCCGCCTAATGTAGCTGCACCAGAAAAAGTTACAAAATCATTCTCATTTGCGCCATGTGCTGGGTCTATTACAGTTAATGTTGTTGATCCGTTGGTTGCAGAAAAAGTTACATCACCCGCTGATGTTGTATTTCTTATTGGAGTAATATCATTAAAAGTTTGACCTTCTTCTATATAATATTTGAGGTGTGTTCCAATACCCATGAAGTCCGAGCCATCAAGAGCAACCCAATTATGTAATCGTCTTGCTGATCCTTGATAAGTGTTAGGGCTATACTTAGACCAACCACCTATTTTCTCTGGAAAACCAAGTCTAAATCTAACTTTATCGCCATCGACAAAACCACCCTCATTACTATGAGATGTAAGATCTGATATAATTCCTGGTCTAAATTTTAAACTTTGTATTGGCATTAAGCTGTACCTCCAGTTAAAGAACCACTACCACTTGATGAAACATTACTAACACCTTGAATTGATTTACCTGATGCACCACCAGATGCGCCACTTGCGCCATTAGTAGGAGCAGAAGAAGGAAAACTTACCGATGTTCCACTACCATTATTACCCGTAGAGCCAGATGAACCTGCGGCACCAAAAGCACCACCTGCTCCACCATTTCCACCAGATCCTGCATTATTAGAACCAGATCCAGCACTACCCGCTGAACCAGCAGATTGATTGTATCCTTGACCTACACCACCAGAACCGCCAGAACCACCCGTTTGTATTGCTAAACAAGTACCAGAAACTGACATAGACAAAGTATTATAATAATAATTTTTTCCATTTGAACTAGTTCCATAACCAGTAAAATATGTTGTAGTTGAAGCTGTTATGTTTGTTTGAGCAGATATATAAATTGGACCTCTATTTGCACAGTTTCCACTAAAACCAGCTCCTGCGCTTCCAGAATGATTTATTTGAAATTGTCCTGATGAACCTATTCCACCAGATCTATTAAATTGTTGATTTATTCCTCTCCATAATCTATCAGAAACAACACCTACACCATCTAAGTTACCAGCACTTGTATAAATTGAGTTTAACCAACTTGGTTTATTATTTTGAGGAGTAGAACTTCCTCCTCCACCTTGATCTACTAAACTTGAAAATGTAGCACTAGCTGTATAAACACCGCTTCCTCCAGTGCCTCCAGTACCACCTCCTCCACCACCAGCTTTGATTGTACCATTATTTACTAGAGTTACAGAAACACTACCATCAACTTGTAAAGCATTACCACCTGCTGACGATGCAGCTCCACCAGCACCTTCTATGCTACCATTATTAGTAACAGTAATTGTACCTGCACCTGTGCTATCTATTTTTAAAGCTGGGGCTGAAGAGCTTGTTGCTCCTACTGTTTGTGATGCATTTATCACTATTTCTTTTGGATAATTTACTGCAAAATCATCACCAAAAACACCTACACCACTTTGATCTGTAGCAGTAGATGAGTAAGTCTTTCTAAATGCTCTTGCTTGTCCATAAAAATCATTTATAGATAAAGGACTACTATTAGCGCTAGTTGGTATATCAGCAGACAAATTTGTAGCTGTATTATTATCTGCGTTTGCTCTAACTAATGAGCCTCCTCTGTAATAATCGTTCAATACAACAGGATCAGATGAGCCATTATTATACTCATCTCTAATGTTAGCTAATGATATTGTACCACTAGATTGTAGTGTCATTATAAACTTGTTCCAAATGCTGTTATATTATTAGCGGATGTTACCGCACCATTAGACCCTAGCTTAAATACTGTTGTTCCATTATACTTAAATAACAATTCATTATCTCCAGTATCTAATGATATTGCCCATTTACTTGATCCAAATAGTATTGCGTTACCATTAGTATCTAAATTACCTCCAAGTTGAGGTGTTGTATCTCCTAATAAATCTGTAGGAACTGTTGCCACATTTGCGTTTGCACCCGTACCATCTGCAAAAACTATGGCAGATGTACCAGTAGCTAAAGCTACGGTAGTTCCAGAGCCACCACCCTGTTTTACTGTAGCTGTTTGATTTGTTGTATTTTTAATAAAAAACCATTTTTGTTGATCGTTGGGGTCTATGACTAAATCAAATCCAGATGAAGGTGATCCAGATAAAATTAAAATTTTATAATGACCATTAGACAAAGTGCCATCACTTGTACTTACAACTGTATCTCCAGATATAGTTAGAGTAACAAGACCATTAAGTGTTCTGTCTATTATATCTAAATTGTTATTAGTTGTAGTACCCCAAGAACCTGCTTGTTCTCCTGCACCTATTTTTTCTATGCCACCATTTGATGTATATGTACTTGCCATGTTTACCTCACGCTTCTATCTCTGTCCAAGTCTCTGACCCAGACGGAGTTACTGTTGTCCAACTTTCTGTACCACTTGGTGAAATGGTTGTGTATTGTTCTTCTGTAGCACCTGCATTAATATTCTCATACAATAAATCACCACTAGATGTCTGTGTCATATTTAAATTTGTTGTTGCAACACCTGACCCTATCATAATACCATTTCCACTTTGTGTAAATGCACTACTCAAAGTAGCTTCAGTAAAGTTTACTATTTTTATGTCTTCGGTAGTCTGTGTAAAAAAAGAACTAATATCTATTACACCACTTGCTTTAGTATTTACTTCAGTAGTTTGTGTAAAATTACCACTTAAAGAAACAGTACCTACAAGTGTTCCAACTCCTATACTAGAACTTGTAGCAAGAGCGTTCATCTCTACTACACCAAACTGTAATCCACCTCCTACATCAGCAAAAGGAGCTTCAGCAATGGAGGCATGACCTAACATCAATCAGCTTCCTCTATTGTGTTGCCTTCAGCTACCCATTCTTGGATTGCTTGGTAGTGTCTGTTAGCAGGGTCTAGGGGTACAAACATTTCTTGACCATCTATACTGCATTTAATTACTTCTTTGGTATTAGTAGCTATATTATTTATATATTTTGCATTTGTAATATTCATATTTTATAACTCCGAATCATATTTAAATACAACAGTACCAACGGTGTAAAGCCAAGAAGTATCACCATTACTTCCTAATCCTGAATAACTTGCACCTCTTAATGAGTAATGTGAAACACCAATATTAGATGCAGTATGACTTCCTATTGTTGATGGGTAACTTGTTGAAGTAGCTAAAAATGATACATTACCACCTGATTGTCCTGCAGAAGGCATTGTAATTGTAGGTACTGCTCTCATTTTTGCTCCTTTATAATCCATTGGTGCAATCGCAGATGTTCCATCAGAATAAGCTAATCCTACTGAGATTATACCACCGTTTTCATAAGTGACTGATTTAAAATACCTCTCACACAAAGCTAGTTCTTCCCCAAATGACCTATGCTCAAATGGTGTGGCTACTTCGCCTATTTCCATTTGTATGCCAGTGATGAATAATGTCCTATCTGTACTGTCAAAAAATGATGTTATTGATGCTAACCTTTGATTATCTGTTCCATGCCAAGTATTAGAAGTAAATGTGCCACCAGTGTATGTTGAGCCACCATGAATCCAAAAATTTAAATCTAAACTTCTAGCATTATCATTGTCTAAAACACCTGATGTGTCACCATTATATGTCAAAACTATTCTATTCCATGATGTAGTTACAGCGAATGTTTGACCATTGTACCTAGTATTATCTTGGTCGCTTAATTCAAGCAAATACGTTGCACTAGCATTACCTTTTACATAAAATGAAACAGTAACTTTTTCTGCACTACTAGTTCCCTTTTTTAATTGTTGTACATTTTGCCCCTCTAATGAATGTCTTAAATTGAAATATTCACCTGCTGCTATAGATGTATCTGCTGTGGTACATTCTAGTTTTAAAGAATTTGCAAAGCCATCAGGTGCATCTGTTGATTGTGACATAGTTGCTCTGCCACTAGTTGAAGGAACTATTTTAAATCTATCTAAGGTAGGGTATGCAAAACCCGAACCAACACCTGTTGCACTCGTTGCCCTCTGTGCCACTTGCATAGCACCATTAATTACTATATTACGTCTGCCAAGGTTAGGAGTCGCTAGCTTAGTTGTTGTCAGTGTACTATCTGTTACACTAGCGTTTAGTATTTTACTTAATGCCATGCTCTACTCCTTTGGATATTCTTTTTTAATTGCATTAATAGCATCTACCCAAGTTGTTGTGCTATTTATTATGTCGTCAAATCTCATCTCGTCTTGATTGAGTAAGTCATATTTAGCTTTTCTACTTCTAGCATAGGCTTTGGCT